TCAGCAGTTGGTGCAACAAAAAGTGCAGCGGCTCAAGCAGGAGCATCAGCAGGAGGTGGAGTAAATATAGAAAATCCACAAATAACAGCAAGTGCACCATCATTACCACCAGAAGTTACTGGTGTAGGTGGGTCAGGAATTAATCAATTAGCTTCTGCAATAGGCGAACAACAGCAACAACCTGTACAAGCTTATGTAGTTTCAAATGCAGTTACAACAGCACAAGGACTAGAAAGGAATATTATTGATAGTGCTAGTTTAGGATAAAACACAAAATTGTAAAATTAAATCGTTATAAAATTATGAAAATCGTTGAATTAATACTTGATGAAACTCAAGATTATGCAGGTATCGAAGCAATATCTATTGTAGAAAATCCAGCAATCGAAGAGGACTTTGTTGCTTTAAAATCAGATGAGGTTAAATTAGCAGAAGTCAATAAAGACAAGAAAATCTTAATGGGTCCATTACTTATTCCTAACAAACCTATTTATAGGAATAATGAAGAACAAGGAGACTATTACATATATTTCTCAAGAGATACAGTAGAAAAAGCATCACAGCTATATTTACAAAAGGGAAATCAAAACAACTCTACATTAGAACACCAACACGAATTAAATGGTTTGACTTTAGTTGAATCTTGGATTGTAGAGGATAAAAAGCACGACAAGTCTGCTAAATATGGAATGAATGTTCCTGTTGGTACTTGGATGGGTGCTGTAAAAGTAAATAATGATGATGTTTGGAATGAGTATGTAAAAACAGGTAAAGTTAAAGGATTTAGCATAGAGGGATATTTTGCCGATAAAGCAGAAAGCCCTAAACAACAAGATGAAGATTTATCAGCAGATTTATTATTAAGTCAGATTAAAAGTATTTTAACAGAAGATGTAAAACTAGCAGATAAAGTTATAGATGAAAATTATGCTATAATAAGTAACAGACTAGCATACTCATCAATAGAGATAGCAGAGAAAATGTCAGATGATTTTGGATGTGGAGGTTATCACGAACACGAATTTGAGGGTAAGACTTGGTATATGCCTTGTGAATCTCATAAATTAAATGATGATGACCCTTGTTGGGATGGTTATGAAATGATTGGTTTTAAAAATAAGAATGGTAAAAGAGTTCCTAATTGTGTTCCAAAAAATAAATAAAAAGATATTTATGTTATCAAAATCATTTATCAATAAGGTTTTAAAAAAATACATAAACGACACTAAGTTACAGAAAGCATATAACGACTATCCTAAGTCAGCACAGAATAATGCTTGTAAAGTATTAAGATGGATTGACAAGTATGGCAGAGATGAAGTTGCAGGAATGACAAGGACAGGTCTTGCTAGAGCTAACCAATTGTGTAATAAAGAGAATTTGTCAGAATCAACTATTGCTAGAATGGCAGCTTTTGAAAGACATAGAAAAAATGCAGAAGTAAATCCAGAGTTCAAGAGTACACCTTGGAAAGACAGGGGTTATGTAGCTTGGTTAGGATGGGGTGGTTCGACAGGTATTGCTTGGGCACAAAGAAAACTAAAGTCAATCAGAAATGAAAAAAAATAATGAAACACCAAGTTGGTCTAGTCCTAAAGGAGATAGTCGAGCTTGTTATTGTAAAGATACAAATACCTATTCTCGTAAATGTTGTGATGGCAGTTTATGGGCACAAGGTATAGGAGTAATAAGCAGAACAACAAGTTAAAAATGCAAAATTAAATTTTAAAATCGTTAAATAAATAATTATGAAAAGTAGTGAAATGATAAACAAAATCAAGACGCTTCTCGATATCCAAGTAAGTTTGGAGGAGAGAAAATTAGAAAATGGTACAGTTGTAGAAGCTGAATCATTTGAACAAGGTAAAGAAGTTTTCATCAAAACAGAAGATGAAAAAGTGGCTATGCCTGTTGGAGAATATCTAATGGAAGACAAAGAAGTTATGCTCGTTAAAGAAGAAGGCATTATTTCCGAAATGAAAAAAGATGACTATAAAGAGGAGTCAGAAGAAGAAGAAAAAATGGAAGATGACGGAAAAGAAGCTGATGTCGAAGATTGGGCAGGTATGGAAAAAAGAATTAAAAACCTAGAGGATGCAATTGCTGACTTAAAATCAAAAGTAGGTGTTACTGAAAAAGAAGAAACAGAAGACCTAGAAGAAAGCGAAGAAGAAATAAGTGAAGATTTATCTAAGGAAGAAGAAATTTCTGAATTAAAAGAGGAATTATCACAACCAGCTTCTGACCCTATTAAGCACAGCCCAGAGGCTAAATCTCTAGTAGAAAACGTACAGTTCTCAAAGAAGAAATCCAAATCAATAATGGATAATGTTTTAAATAAAATAATTAATTAATAAATAATAAATAATGGCTTTATCAATTACAAGTACATATGCAGGTCAGTTTTCGGGAAAATATATTGCTGCCGCATTGTTAAGTGGAGATACTATCGAAAAAGGTGGTATTGAAGTAAAACCGAATATTAAGTACAAAGAAGTTATCAAAAAAGTTGCTACAAGTGGCTTAATTGCTAATGGGTCTTGTGACTTTACTAATGCTGGAAATGTTACTTTAACAGAAAGAATCATCCAACCAGAAGAGTTCCAAGTGAACTTAGAATTATGTAAAACTCCTTTTGTTTCTGATTGGGAAGCAGTTCAGATGGGTTATTCTGCATTTGAAAAAATGCCACCTAAATTTTCTGACTTTTTAATTGCTCACGTTGCAGCAGAAGTTGCACAAAAAACAGAGCAGTCAATCTGGAATGGTGTTAACGGAACTGCAGGAGAATTTGATGGTTTTGTAACATTATTCAGTGCTGATGGCGATGTTAATGATGTAACAGGAACAACTGTAAATGCAGGAAATGCTATTACTGAATTAGGAAAAGTTGTAGATGCTATTCCTAGCGCAATCTATGGTAAAGAGGATTTAAAAATCTATGTATCTAAAAATGTAGCAAAAGCATATGTTAGAGCATTAGCTGCACAAGGTGGTGGATATGAGAATAGAGTTAATATGTGGTATGATATGAACAGCCCATTAACTTTTGATGGAATTGACATCTTTATGGCACCTGGTCTTAATGACAACCAAATGGTAGCTGCACAAAAATCTAACCTTTACTTTGGTACTGGTCTTTTAAATGACCACAACTTAGTGAAAGTTTTAGATATGGCTGACTTAGATGGGTCTCAAAATGTAAGAGTAATTATGAGATTTACAAGTGGAGTTCAGTATGGTTTTGGAAGTGAAATTGTACTTTACAAACCATAATAATAGATAATAAATATAAAAGGGGTAGGATAGGAATTGACCTACTCTACCCTTTTTTTTAACTTTTAATAAATAAAAAAATATGGCTTGCGATACTTTAACAAAAGGTAGAAAATTACCTTGTAAAACAGGATTTGGTGGTGTCAAAAAAGTATATTTTGCTGATTATGGAACACTAGGTACAGTAACAGTTGATGCAGATGGTTCAATCTCTGCATTTGCAGGTTCACCTACTTGGTTTGTATATGATGTAAAAGGAAATTCAAGTCTTGAAACTACAATTACAAGTTCAAGAGAGAATGGTACAACTTTTTATGCACAAACACTAAATTTAACACTCCCATTCATTGATGTTGAAACACAACAACAAATACAACTACTAGCAGTAGGAAGACCACATATGGTTGTAGAGGATTACTTAGGAAATCAGTACTTATGTGGAATAGAAAATGGATGTGAAGTGACAGGAGGTACTATTGTAACAGGAGCTGCAGCAGGAGATTTATATGGGTTCACTCTTGTTTTAGAGGGACAAGAAGAGAAAGCACCTGCATTTGTAGATGCTGGAGTAATATCTGCATCAGCAGAACAAATTGTACCTAACTAAAATTACATAGTAATTATTCTTTATAAATGAAGCACTCTATTCGGGGTGCTTTTTTTATTTTACAAATTAAGTTTTTTTTATCGTTATATATACAATGATACTTTTAACTACATCAGCTAGTGCGCAAACTTGGAAAGTAATTCCAAGAGAATATGCACAAAATTTCTCATTATCTGTTAGAGATGACAGCACTAATGTTACAAAAGTTTATGAAATAACAAATGCTACAACAGTTGGAAATTATTTAAATGTTACATTAGCATTCAGTCCTGTTTTAGTTGAAAATCATTTTTACGATTTAACTTATTATAGTGACCCTAATTTTTGGAACACAAACTACAATTTATGGCAAGCGTATGAGGAGTTATGGAATGTAGATACAACAGAGATAATTGACATATATAAAGATAAAATATTCGTTACTGACCAAGAGATTGACCAAGATGATGACAAATACTATAAACTTAATCAAGGGCAGTACACAACAAATAATTCCTACAATAATGATTATATTGTAATATGAAAAAAAGAAACCGAAACAGCTTAGGACAATTTATGAAAGAATCAAAGTCAGAAATTAGCTTTGTAAATCTAAGCACCTACACGACCCCTGATGTTAAAGAGGTAGCAAATCAAGAATGGGTTGGCTATGGAGATGATAATAATTATTTCCAATATTTAATAGACCGATATAATGGAAGTCCTACAAATAATGCCGCAATAAATGGAATATCACAGCAAATTTATGGTAAAGGTATAAATGCTACAGATGCAAATAAAAAACCAGATGAATATGCTAAGATGGTTTCTATGCTAAAAAAACATACAGTTAGAAAATTATGTTATGACTTAAAATTAATGGGCCAATGTGCTATTCAAGTGATTTATTCTAAAGACAGAAAAACAATCGCTAAACTAGAGCATTTTCCTGTTGAAACATTAAGAGCAGAAAAAGCCAATGAGGATGGAGAAATCCCTGCATATTATTATTTTAAAGATTGGGCAAATATACAACCTAATGAAAAGCCATTACGAATACCATCTTTTGGCCATAGTAAAGAAGCAATTGAAATATATTATGTAAAACCATATAAAGCTGGATTTTATTATTATAGTCCTGTGGATTATCAAGGTGGTTTACAGTATGCTGAACTTGAAGAAGAAATAAGCAACTATCATCTTAATAATATTTTAAATGGTTTAGCACCTAGTATGCTTATAAACTTTAACAATGGAGTTCCTAATCAAGAAGAACGTAGATTGTTAGAGCATAAGATTGCAGAGAAATTTAGTGGCTCATCTAATGCAGGTAAATTTATACTTGCATTTAATGACAATAAAGAAAGTCAAGCAGAGATTACACCTGTACAATTATCAGATGCACATAATCAATATCAGTTTTTATCTGATGAGAGTATGAAAAAAATAATGGTTTCTCACAGGATTGTATCTCCTATGCTTTTAGGTATTAAAGACCAATCAGGACTAGGTAATAATGCAGATGAGATTAAAACAGCTAGTTTGCTAATGGATAACACTGTTATTAGACCATTTCAGGAACTTTTAATTGATTCCTTTGATGACCTACTTGCATACAATAATATTAGCTTAAACCTGTACTTTATTACTTTACAGCCACTAGAATTTACTGAAATAGATGAGAGTGTACAAGATGAAGAACAAATTGAAGAAGAAACAGGAATTAAGCAAGAGGATTTAAGTAAAGATGTACCAGAGTTATTACAGGAACAAGCTGACTTAATGCTTGAACATTTAAGTGGAGAGGTTATAGATGAAGATTGGGTAATTACTGATGTTAGAGATGTTTGTGATGATAATATTTCTAATGAAGAATGGGTTTCTGCTAGTTTAGTAAATAAAGAAACTACACTCAGTAAAATTAGAAAAATAATAGGATTATCAGAACCAATTACATCTAAAAATGATGGAAGTTCATATAGTGATTTAGATTCTAAAAACTATAAAATCAGATATCAATATTATCAGAAGTCAAAAGCTAAGTCAATACAAAAAGACAAAGATGGCAAAAGAAAAAGCTCATACAAGTCAAGAGATTTTTGTGTTAAGATGATGGAATTATCTAGGAAAGGTGTTGTATATACTATTGAAGATATTGACAAGGCAAGTAGAGCAGGTGTAAATGGAGGTTTTGCAAAAGCAGGTCAAAATAGTTACGACTTATTTAAATACAAAGGTGGTTGTTATTGTAGACACGCTTGGAAACAGATATTATATAGAAGAAAAAGTGGTGCAGATGTAAGTGAGAATTTAAGGAATTACAGAAGAACAGGCGAAATACCTGCAACATACAAAAGAAATCCTTGGGGTAGTAAAGATGCAGAAAAAGCCACGTTTGATTTACCTAATCACGGAAGTTTAAAATACAAATACTAATGGCAACAGCATTATTTATAAATAGAACCGATTTAATAAGAAATTCCATAATGGATGGGAATGTAGACACTGATAAATTCATACAATTTATTAAGTTGGCACAAGAAATACATATACAAAATTATCTCGGTACAGAGTTATATAACAAGATTAGTGATTTGATTACAACAGGAGATATTGATGATAATGCAAATGCTAAATATAAAACACTACTAAACGACTACATTGTACAGATGTTAATATGGTGGTCTCAAGTAGATTATATTCCTTTTGCGGCATATCAAATCCGAAATGGTGGTATTTACAAGCACCAGTCAGAAACAAGTGAAACTGTTTCTAAAAATGAAGTTGATTTTCTTGTAGAAAAAGCAAGAACAAATGCAGAATGGTACACAAGGAGATTTATTGATTATATGAATTTTAATCAATCTAATTTTCCAGAGTACACAAGCAATAGTAATGATGACATTTATCCATCACAGGATTCAACTTTTAATGGCTGGGTATTATGAGGTATAAACCAAAAAAAAAGAATGTAGAAAAATTAAAAACTTTTTTAAAAAAAGAAAATAAAAAACAAAAGATAAATTATGGCAAGTCTATTTAATACAAAAATTTCTGATACTTATCCGGGTCTGATTAAGACACTTGATAATGCAGCAATATCGGCAAGTTTAAAAGAACTGACTGATGGTACAGGAAATCAATCTGGCTTATTTATAAATAATGCAGGAGATTTTAAAGCTAGTGGCATATTAGAGTTCGGCTCACTAAAAGATACAGGCGAAAATATTACAATCACAAAGTTTGTAGATGAAGCCGATGGAATTGCTAATAATGATAATGATACAACCATCCCTACAAGTGCTGCAGTAGTGGATTATGTAGCTTCAAAAATAACATTAGAGGATTTAGATTTTAGTGGAGATAGTGGAAATGGCTCTGTTGACTTAGATTCACAGACATTTGCTATTGTAGGTACAAGTAACGAAATAGAAACCTCAGCGAGTAGCCAACAACTACAAATAGGTTTACCTAGTTCAATTAGTGTTAATCTAGTTGGAAATGTTACAGGAAACCTAACAGGAAACGTAACAGGAGATGTAACAGGCAACCTAACAGGAAATACAACAGGAACAGTTACAGCTACATCTATTTTAGCTAATGGTGTGACTGCTACAACACAAAATGCTAATGATAATAGTACAAAGGTTGCTACAACAGCATATGTAGATGCACAAGTTACTGCAGAAGATTTAGACTTTGGTGGAGATACAGGAACAGGTTCGGTTGATTTAGATAGTCAGTCATTAAGCATTACAGGTACTACAAACCAAGTTACTACAAGTGCAACTAACCAAACACTAAACATTAGTTTACCTGCAACAGTACATAGAAACCTACAAGGAAATGTTACTGGAAACGTGACTGGAAATCTAACTGGAGATGTTACAGGCGATGTTACAGGTAATTTAACTGGTAATGTCACAGGGAATGTTACAGGGGATATTACAGGTATTGGAACTTTATCGGATGGTTCTACTGCTGTTACACAATCACAAGGCGATAATTCAACTAAAATAGCAACAACTGCTTATGTAGATGCAGGACTAAGTGACCAAGATACACTAGCAGAAGTTTTAGCAGTTGGAAATACAACAGGTGGAACTGATATAGCTGTAAGTGCAGGAGATGACATTACTTTTACAGATACAAGTAAAGCTATTTTTGGA